CATTCTTCAAAACATCCGCTGCCTTCTGATATGCTTCGTATGCAGCGAGGTAATTTCTGCAGCGTTCGTGGATAATGCCCATGTTGTAATAGGCAGAATAAGTCGGAAACCAAGTATCTGGGTATTGTTCTAATCCCCATTGTATCAGGTCAATTCCTTCTTGTGACCGCTTGATCGGAAACTGAACGGCGGTGGTGTAACAGTGCTGAAGGCGAAGGAAATTGCCCCGGACTCGTTTTAGGAGAGTTTCATATTCAGCATAGCCCTCTTTGGGCATTCCTTCTTTGATGAGTTTCTTCTCATACTCTTCAATCTTCGCCACAGTCTCACCTCACTTTTAACATCTAATCTGTAGTCTCAATTCAAGCTCGAGTGATCAATACAACTGATTCGATTAACTACTGAAGGAGAAACAGATCGACAAACGGGAAATCGTCACTCTTCGGAGTAACAGTATTCAAGTCCGAAATCATGATCATCCTCTTCGTTCTGAAGATAATCATATCCATTTTCCGATACGATTTGAAAGCCGCATTTTTCATGTACCTTTAATGATGCAGGATTTTTCTTGCTGACACAGTCACAAATCCGAAATGATCCACCTTTCTTTAAAACATCCAAGACGCTTAATAGAAGCAACGAGGCATAACCCTTTTTCCTGGAATCAGGCCGTGTCTCAAGAGCTTCAAGATAATACGGGCCGTTCAGAACCTTACAAGTTCTTAACGCACTATGCCAAATGCCATTTTCCTCAAAGATCCAGTAAGCAGCTTCATTTTGCGAAAAGAATTCGTTTTTCAGAAAGTCCAAAAAACCAGTTTCGACTTTTTGCACTGCCAGCTCTTTGTTCTCTTCGTCTGGAAAAAAGTAATCTGTGTTTTCGAAATTACTTTCGGAATAGATGTCCATCAGCTTTCTTTCATTCAGATCACAATACTGTTCTATTTTAAGTAACATGACAGCCTCCGCAAATCCCGACTTCCCACTCTTAATTCTGCTGTTTCAGATAACTATCATCTTTCGGTTTATACGGCACTGAAATAAAGTCCTTCTTTTGGTGGTACAAGCAGCATACTGTCTCGACATGTGCAGTAGTGGCAAAACGATCTACTTTCAGGTCATCATTCATGTGCCGATCATCATTTTTTCGACTCTGCCAAAAAACATCGTTAATCATCGTGTTCATCTGCCAGTTCTGCTTCTATTTCCTCTATCGTCGGCAAACTGCCTTTAAACTCTTCAGGAATCAGTTTTGACAGTTCGTAAATGGATACACCTAATGGCTGGCTCGTGGATTCAAGCGCGTACTGCGCCTCAACTCTGTCCATTCCTTTGCAGATTAACAACCCTATAGTCGGATTGTCCAGTTCTGTTTTCATCTGGTGATTCACCGCCACCACATAAGTACCCAACTGTCCTGCGAAAGAAGAGTCAAATTCAACTGCCTTGACTTCCACAACAACGTAGCAATGCTGCTTGGCATTATAAAACAACATATCAAGATATTTCTCAGTATTACCGATCACCAGTCTTACCTCACGGCCCATAAAGGCAAAACCGGTTCCAAGCTCCATCAGGAAGTTTTCAACTTTATCCATCAGGGCATCTTTCAGTTCCTTCTCATCATACTTCTCACGGATCGTCAAAAAATCAAAATTGTACGGGTCACGGGTAATTGCCTGAGCCAGTTCACTTTGCGGCGCAGGAAGCGTCGCTGAGAAGTTCGTTACAGCTTTACCCTGCCGCTCGTAAAGATCTGTATCAAGGAAGTTTAAAAGCACAGCTCTGGACCAGTTGTTTTCTATCGTTTTATGCACATAGAACAGAGCCTTGGATGAATCTCCCTTGCATCTATCGATCAAAAGTTTTTGATGCCCCCAAGGTATGCAGAATACATTCAGCATATCAATTTGCGCATCAGCTTGAGGCGCAATTATACTCCCCGCAATTAATGCATCATGCTGGGGCGTAATTTCTATTTGGGGAAACAGCCTGTAAAACTGATGCATATATAGAAGATTTCTCGGAGAAAACGATTTTACTTCCGGGAGTACTTTCTTCAGATCTTTGCTGATCTGATCATAGAAATGACTTCCCCAGGAATAATTGTCTTTAATGGAATCCATATCCCGGCCTAGTGACCAGTAGAAACGGAGCATTTCATCATTGACCTTGACCGCAGCTTTTATCTGGCTCTGACGGAAACGTTTACTGACATCCTGTATCCAGTTCCGATAGGCATCGTTATATTTCATTATTTCGCTGTCCATCCTGCTCTCCTGATTTATCCCTGCTGTTTAATATCCGGTGATTGTCATACCAGAACTTCCAGATATGTTCTAATGATCTTCTCACAACGAAGCTTTTGGGCGTATGCGTAAAGTCGATCAAGCTGTCTATCCTGTCTTCGAAGATAGCTATGAAGTATTTCCTTTGTCTCTTCAATCCCGACTTTTTCTCTGTAAAACACAATATCCACTACTGTCTTTTCAATATCATAGATCCGGAACTGATTCTTACCTTCCTGAACAGTTACCATTCCCAAGGCATACCTCTCATCTGTATAATAGTGAATCTTCATGGGTGGCCATTCAGGAATTGTCGAGACCTTTGCCTTCCTTGGAATAGCAATCTCAACTGCATCTGGAATATAGGTAGTCAGGTTATAATATACAGCGGCACTCATCAGGCAGATGACGCCTTTCGGAGCATATGCTTCCACATAATAAAAATCAGATTCTTCTCCTTGATAGCCTGCATTCTCATAATTGTTTTTATTCAGTTTGATCAGTTTTCCTCCATCAACCAGTTTGCTGACCATGTATTGAGAATAGCCTATATCTCTTAACTCCTTCATGGAAATGATTTTCTGATCCTCTGGCAGGTTCTCTTTATTTTTCATCTCTTAGCACCAAAACTTTTTAATTTCGGCATATTTCAACTATGCCGATTTTCAATTAAATATTATTTTTTGTTACAAAGCTTGTCAAGCAGAACCTGTTAGTAATCATTCATATCCATCCCATTCTGCTCAAACATATTCCGATAAACAGAAAATAGACGCTTACTTACTGCGAAATGCAGAAAATAAACGTCCATAATCAACGTGATATTCTATTGTCTATAAGTCCTCAAGTTTTGTGCCTACAGTGACGAGTTCTATTGCTATAGCCACACAGGACTCTTTTCGAGGCGTTTTCCGCACTTCGACCAGTCGGTCTCACCGAAGGTGAAATGCTCGTAAAAGTGCTTAAAATAAAGGATTTCTACGAGTTCAACTTTTGTAGCAACACTATAGTCTCAACGGTCTTTTCTAAAGGTGGAGAAATTTCATATACTTCCTCCCCATTATAAGCGACCGGGAACTTGAAATGGACAGTTTTTATCGGACAGCCGTTAACACTCTTTTTATCCGGATACAATTCAATACTATCAATAAATGTGCGGACAAAGCTTTTCTTTTCATAATCTGTCATCATATTAAACTGTTTATCAAACAGCCGAAGAACTTTATAGACACTTTCTTTTGAAAGGCCCTGCTTCTTGATTGACTCAAGCCTGGCTTCACAATCTTTGATCTTGTTTTCAGCCGACTCAATAGCATCGAAGGCATCATCAAGCCGTCTGCTCAAGCTTTCATATTTTCGATCATAATGTCGATCGGACACATCTAATTTATCAAGTTCACTTTCCAGTTTTCTTTGTACTCCCAATGCCTGTCGATGTCCCTTCAATGCGACATCCAGTTCCTGCTCAGCTTCTGATGTGTCGATGCGCTCATTAACCAACTGAGACATTTCATTTCCAAAATTATCAGTATTAACGATACCGGAAATAATCCCGTACATGGCCTTATCAACTTTAGTGCATGCAATTTGTCCAAAATTACAAGCCACACCGTTTTTCACCAAACTGGAGCGACATGCATATGAATAGTACGTCGGATAAATAGACCCATCTTTTCTTTTACGTCCCCGGCTCGGTACGCCATACAATGATTTCCCACAGATAGGACATTTCAAGAGTGCAGAATAGATATACTGATGATCTTTTTCAATTGTGTCTTTACGACCACCATTTGCTTTTTTCTTTGCCTGTGCTGCTTCCCAGGTTTCTTCTGAAATCAACGGTTCGTGGTGCCCATCACTGACCAGATAGTCTTTGGTTTCGATTTGATGATACTCATCTTCAGAACCTTCCCTAAGAACTGTTTTACGCCTACCGTAGGCAATCTTTCCTCGATACACATGATTATTAATTACATCTTCTACAAACGGCTCTGTAAATATTGATAACCCGTTATATGTGGTTATGCTTTTAACATAACCATGTTCATTCATCCACTTGGCAACACCAGTCAGTCCCAAATTTGTATTAACATATTTGTCAAAAATCAGCCTTACGTGCTCAGCCTCCTTCGGATTAACTTCCAATTTTCCATTAGAGAGCGTATATCCGTATGGAGCGCTTGCGCCATTCCAACCACCTTGCTTAGCTTTCTCCAACCGGCCTGCCATTGTCTGAACTGAAATATTGTCACGTTCAATCTCAGCCATAGCTCCAAGAATGCTGATCATCATCTTTCCGGAATCCAGTGAACTATCGATATTTTCCTTTACACAAATAAGATGTACGCCGTATCGTTTCATCAATTTCAAGGAATTAAGAATATCAGCATTGTTACGTCCAAATCTCGAAAGCTTAAAGCAGATTACAAATGATACGTTATCTTTCTTTGCAATAACATCATCCATCATCTTCTGGAATCCCGGTCTGCCCTGAATACTCTTACCAGATTTGCCCTCATCAGTATACTCACCGCACACCTGCATATTCTTATACTGAACATAGCGCATTATTTCATCTTTTTGGGCATCTAGCGAATACCCGTCAACCTGCATTACAGTAGAAACTCGCGTATAGATATAAACCTTCGCTCCATCATGTTTTGTATTTTCCATAAATTTATTTCCTTCCTAAAACTATCCTCATTATGTCGTGCTTATTCACTTTACACAGTGCTAAAAACAGGCAAGAATTATCCTTCTTGCCCATCTTTAATGTCGACTGAATCGTCCAACACTTTTGCACCGTACTTTTCAATCATCTGCAACAAATAATTAGTACATCTAGTCTTTTCTTCTTTCTCCCGTTTAGGATCCCTTTGTCTCTCTGACATAAAAGACACCTCCTACCAAAAAGCCTTGACAGGAGGTGAAAACTGACAATTTTAAAAATCATCTTAATACCGAAAGCATTTTTACACATTATCTTTGAGTTGCACTTTATTAAATGGTATTCTGTCTATAGTTGCTTATAAACAAATAAAATCCAGGAGAAAAGTATATGACTACGTTTTGGCTTTTATGTTATGAGAATCTTGCCACCATCTTGGCAGTTCTATCAATTATTTTAACCATAATAGTCAGCGCAGAGAGCCTCAAAAAAAGGGCAAAGATATGTATTGGTATTCTTATTGCATTTGTGGCTTTTATTATTTCGGTAAACAGCATTGAAACCTATAATTCCTCAACAATAGTTCCTAATATTATCGGCTTAACATATGATGATGCCATGAGCACATTGTATTCTCACCGCCTTAAAGGACAGTTGGTACTAGCATCAACTAATGACAATCTCGCTGATACCGATAGTAGAGTTGTTTGGCAATCTCGCAACGAAGACACTGTCACTAACAATGGCAATTTAATTTCATTTATAATCGATGACTCTTTCGCTTTGAACAGTAGATTTATAATCCAATACCCATATCAAGATTTGGAAATTGATCAATATGAAGCACTAAAATACGATTGTGACTATCATGATGCACTACAACAAATGCGTAATACAGATTTTCAATATGGTACACCTCTTAACGATCCTCACTGGGATATAGAGATTGAATCTGCTGAACTTGAATATGAATTAAATGTAAATATCAAATATGGAGTGATGCATTTAAACGGGGAAACAGTTTACAGCTATGAAGTCTATGCCAAGTCAATGGCTGCAACCATGGAAAAAATAATTGAGGATAGTGCGGAAATGCTCGGACGAAGTCTAAAATACAATCTAAACAATTGTGTTATTATCGGTAAAATTATTCCGTTATTCGAACACGAAGATAGTGTATTGCTTAGTAAAGATTTTGAGAATTATCAAGAAAAAGGCAACAGCATTCTATTATTGCCACAGACAATGAAATGCGGTAATTATAAATTTGCATTTTCCATCATTTGCAGTGATGGGCAAATGTTTGAGTGGTACCATAATTTGAAAATTGTAGATAACGATTCCTCTTCTTGATCGCTGTTATTATTGTAAATCAGGCGCACCACAGTGCTTTTAGATTAAGCAGCATCTTAATTATCACTGTTATCCGATCAATCCTTCATATAGTAATCACAAACATATCCGTCCGCTCTGAGGATGAGCCCTTCTGCCCAGGAAGGCGTCTTCCCCATTAGTTTACAGATCTGTTCCAGCCTAGTAGCAGGATCAGCTTCGATTATTACTTCATCATGAATATGTCCAACAATTCTGAATTTCCTCAGATTCTGCATGGCATACATCAGTATATCCCGAGAAATTGCTTGTACGATATTCTCGACAAATTTAGGGCCGTAGCTTTCTATACGCTCCCATTTTTTTGTAGTTCCAATTCCTTCATAGGTTACAGATTCACTCCCAAAACGATTCTCACCCATTCGCGGTTTTACGTAAGTAAGCTTTCTTCCGGATGGCAACTGGATTCTTAACATCCCACTTTCATAATAGAACTTGATTCCTTTTACACACTGTTGCCTTCTAGTCTTAATAACGGTTTTGACAGCTGTATCCACATCCCACCAAAATCGGGTGATGTGCGGATTAGTATCTCGCCACGCATTCACAAGTGGCTGCAATTCCTCTTCTGTCAATCCCATCTCCAGTGCTCCCATTGCTTTGAGAGCACCAACTGAGCCGCCATATCCAAGTGCCAATTCAGCGATCTTACCCTTCTGCCTGAGATGACCATTCACCCCATGCTTAATAACGGGAACTCCGAACATTTGGCTTGCAGATGCGCAGTAGATATCTCCGCCTTCCGCAAATACCTTGGACCGCCATGTTTCTCCAGCAAGCCAGGCAATCACTCTTGCCTCAATTGCGGAGAAATCTGCAACATAAAATTTCATTCCCTCAGCAGGAATGAATGCTGTACGTATAAGCTGAGACAGGGTGTCCGGTATATCCTCATAAAGCAGATCCAAAGCTTCAGTATTTTCCGCCCGGACAAGTTCGCGTGCCTGGGCTAGGTCTTTCATATGGTTCTGAGGGAGATTCTGCAGCTGAACTAGTCTGCCAGCAAATCGGCCTGTTCTATTAGCACCGTAGAATTGAAACATTCCATGACAGCGGTCATCAGCACACGCCACATTCTGCATTGTCTGGTATTTCTTTACAGATGATTTTGCAAGCTGTTGGCGTATCTTCAAAGCATAAGATATCTCTCCTTCCGTCTCTTCGATCAGTGAGCTTACAGCTTTCTTTCCTAGTGTCTCAACTGCTATCCCTTTTCCGGCAAGCCACGTTTTCACCTGAACAACGCTGTTAGGATTCTCCAAATCAGTAAGCTCCTTCATTACTCCGGTGAGACTGGATCTTACCTTCTCATCAATTGATATTGCCTTGTGAACGAGTTTCATATCTACACGGATACCTCGATCATTAATTTCCTGATCGAGGTGATACTCTTCCCAAATTGGCTCCGGAGCCGGAAATCTTGAGAGCTTCTGCTGAATCTCCATTTCAGTTTCAACATCACGCGCATTATAGGCCTTGTATTTCTCCCATTTGGCAGGATCATGATAAGGCAAATTTCTGGTTCGGCCCCCATTGGATTTTGTTGGAGTACAAGGCATTGAAAAATAACGGATTAAATCTTTTCCTTCTATGAGTTTCTGTTTTTCCAAACCAAGCACCGCACCAACTCCTTCCAGTGAAAGCGGAAGCCCCATATAAGCAGACCATACCATTGAACATCTCCATGATGCCGGATCCAAGTATTCACCATGAGGTAATCCAAGATATCTGGATAAGCAGATTCGTTCAAACTGCGCATTGAATGCCCACTTCAATACTGTCTGGTCTGATAAGGCGCTCAGAATATCATCCGGAATTATTTCACCGCTTGCTAAATCAATTGTTGTCACTTCGCCGCCATCAACGCTGTATCCAAACAGTAAAACTTCGAAGTCCGGACTTTCAGCGTATTTGTAAACCCCGCATTTAGGCAAACTGACAGACGAGTATGTTTCAATATCAATTTCAATATTCTTCATAGAATCACCCTCATATAGATAGAGGCGGCAGAGCTTTCTCCACCGCCTCATTTTCATTATTTGAAGCCTCTGCTTATTTAAGCCAAAAACTCATCATCATCCAATGTTGCAAAATCATCTGCAGCATTTGTTCTTCCGCCTAACGGCTCGCCATCTCTGACTTTCTGAATGTTGCCAAGGCCGCATGCAACGCCTTTATTTCCATTGCTGTTGAAAGCATAGAAGTTCAGTGATACACGCGCATAACATCCTGAGTACACCTCATTGCGATCAAGGATCGGATTAACAGATCTGTCAACAATCTGCGGAGCAGTTGTACTGTTTGCATTAATGAAGAAATGTCCCTTATAGGCTTCATCTTCGCGCTCGACATCACCATCACGAAGCGGAAGCTTAATTGCTGCTTTGTTGGGCTTTTTTCCTCCAAACTTAGCAATGCCTTCTTCAATTGCCGCATCAATAGCAGCACTGATTGCGCTCAGTGTAGCTTTATCATCTTTTGGGATGAGAACAGAAACAGAGTATTTTTCAGCTCCCCCATTGATAGATACCGGTTCCCATCCATGGAAATAAGAAAGACGCGTGTTTGTACCAGTGATAACCTTTGTTTTTGAATTATTCGCCATTGTTCATATCCTCCTTAATCTCGTCAAATTCGTTTTTAGCATTTGTAGTATTCATCGCCGGTCTTTTATCCTGAATAGGAACCAGCGTCGGTTTACCTGGCGGCTTATAAATCAGATTGCCAAGGATTCTGTCAAATTCCTTTTTCCCCATCAGCTTCTGCATTTCAGTCAGCGTAATAAGAGATTTCCGATAGATATCTGCATACCCTGCTCCAATAGCTGCTTCAGCGACTGCCTTCTCATCTGTAAACTTCCGATTTGACCGTCCTTCGACCACTTTGAAACCGTTCCACTCCTTGCCATGATTAACTGCCGCTTCTGTGGCGTATGCAGTAATCTCATTTGCCCACTTGGTAAGATCGGGAAGAATTCCAAGGATTCCTTCAATTTCGGTATCGGTAAGTAATGGTGGCATTTTAAACTCCAGCTGTGCAAGTTTAAGCTTTTCTTCTGCTCTTGCTCTGCATCTGACCGAAGCACGACAGAAGGTACACCATTCACCAGGCAAGTACTCGCCTTCTCCACTGTATGCCATCTGCGCTCTTGGTTTGAGTTCATCCACAGCCCAAGCTTTAAGATCATCAACCGAAATTACCCAGGTACTGACGTTTTCCCTTCTAGGCTGGAATATCGTCATTGACACTTCGTTAATGTCATAAAGAACGTCATACACTGCCAAAGCACCAAGTGCGTACAGTTTCATCTGAGGGTTATTCTCAGCATCCACAAGAACACCGATTCCATATTTAAAGTCAATAATATGTAAACGAGTATCGGAAATAATTACACAGTCAGCCGTTCCAAAGCCATCAGGTACGTATTCAGAAAAATCCAAATGCTGCTCGATCACAACAACCGGATCCTTACAGGTTTTCTTTTCTTCTTCATAGCATTCCATAACAAAATCCCGATAAGCGTCGCTGCATTCTTCCATTTCATCCGTACTGTATTCTGAAACTGGTCTCCTGCTTCGTCTGTGCAGTGCCTTTTTCAGTTTGTGTTCGCACAGCGCATGTGCCGCGGTTCCTTCTTTAGCTGCCTCAGTTTCTCTGTTATCGAACTCTAGTTCAAGTCTTGCAGATGGAGTGCAGTTAAGCCAACGATGAGACGACGATGGGGAAAGAATTGAATGCGCCGTCATTTCAGATTCTCCGCTTCTGTAATCATCGCTTCGTATTCAACTGGATCCACTTCACTCAACCGATTTGCGCCGTGACGCTTGATAATTTCCCGCACTTCTGCAGTGAAGCCGTCTCTGCTTTTCTCTGCAAGAACCCCTCTGATCTGTTCAAGTGAGATCTTCGGTTTTTCCTTTTCTTCCTTTGGCTGCACTGGTGTTGCTTCTTCAGAGGCAACTGTTCCAAGTTTCTGAATACTGTCAGCAAGTTTTCTCAAATCCTCAACAATCTGCATCAGCAGTGGTGCAGTATCATGCAATACTTCTGGTTTTTCCATTACCGTCGTCTCCTTCTTTTGTTTCACTGATTGCGATCTCATTGATGCCATCGCCCGGAATTAAAACTGTGACTTTACGCTTAGACCCAAAAAAGAATCTAAGGAGTTTTTCCCGAACAGAAACATTCTTACATGTAACAACACCGTTCGCTTTCGGCTTTCGAGAAACACTGATTTTCAGCTTATGTTTCATGGTTAACTTCCTTTCTAAAGAGTTTTACTCTTACAACAAATAGCCATCATGAAAATACGAAACTGACGGTTTGCAGCAAAAAAGATCCATTACGGATCTTTTTTAATCATGTTAAGTACAATTAGAATTTAGTTACACGCATCTTTACTGAGTTATTGATTAGTTGAAATCTTATATTCTATATACCTATACAGGAAGGTTACAACATGTTCCCGTAAGCAATCAAGTTTTGGACCAAATCCCCCTGCGTGCGCTCCAGTCTTGTAGCCTTTTGCTATACCATTTTCATTCGCCCATATTGTCGCCCTATAATAATAATCTGTCGGCTTAAGATCATTGAATGGATTTTTCCACGCTTGAGGATTTGGCTCTCCTGCATATCTCCAAAGGAATGTTACAACGTGCTCTCTCAAACAAATATCATTAGGTCTAAAAGTATTATCAGAATAACCGTTAGCAATACCTTTTTCATAAGCCCAAAGCACCGCCTTGTAATAGTATTTGCTCTCATCGGTCACGTCAGAAAATGGGCTTCCTGTAGTTTTCGGATCTGGTTTTCCATGTAACCGCCAAAGAAATGTAACTACAGCTTCACGTGTACATTTATTTTGTGGTTTAAACGTTCTTACAAGTCCATCCGGATCCTTATATCCTTTGGTGATTTCATGTTCAAACATCCAATATACAGGATCGTAATAATACAGCGATTTGCTTGCAACGTCATTAAATAAAACAAGGACATCGCACTCTGAAGTAAGGCCGTTAGCTGTAACTGCGGTTATTTTTGTTTTCCCTGAGCTTTTTCCTGTAACTCTTCCATTAGCATCGACAATTGCTATTTTTTCGTCCGCGCTTAACCATTTGACACTGTCATTAATTACATTTGCGGGTTCTAATACTGGAGAAAGAATTGCTTGCTTATTGATTTCCACAGATACTTTGGATGGATTTATGTTAATAGAAAGTGGATCATCGCGTCTCTCCCAAAGACCACTAAATTCCTTTGGGTTCTGAGGAAACTTGTGATAGAGATCGGTGTTAGTCAATTTCATATTTGTACTGCTATGTGTCCACGATCCATCAGGTAGATATGCATTATCTTTCCACACCACAAATCTGCTACCAAGATTAACCTTATACAACCATTTACACACACTGAACATATTACTCATATACTGCACTTTACTCGTATCAAAAGAACTGATATCAAGACTTTTTAGACTTTTACAATTGAAAAACATACGCGTCATGTTAGTAACGTTGCTTGTATTCCAGTTGTTTAAATTAACTGACACTAAGCTTTCACAACCTTCAAACATACTATTCATATCTTTAACGTTAGTCGTATCAATTCCGCTAAGATCAACACTTATTAAATCTTTACAATAAACAAACCAATTCGACATGTCTACAGGTTTTATGACTTGTCCTTCAGCACAACGAACCCGCACAAAACTGCTACGCCTTACATAATCATTGAAAAAAGGATATCGTCTGTTTTGAGGTAGGTCTTCTACTCCAGCCATTATATTACCTGTATATTCGTTTCCGTTGATATCAACAAACGTACCAGTTGTATCATGTTCGTAAAAATTATTACTTCGAAAAAAAACCAATTCTTTATCATCTGTTATTACCGCATAAGCAATTCCATTTGACGATCTCACTTGATCATCTATAGAATTGTCAAATTGATTTTTTGGTGGTAACTTTTCGCTTTCTTCAGATTCATTTGAAAACATCAAATTTCCACTATTCTGATTATCATCAGCATTAACACTTATAGACAATCCTGTCAAAGTTAAAAAAGTCGAAACAATAAAAATTATGATTCTTTTCAACATTGCTCATACTCCTCACTATAATTTTTATTATTATAGCAGTTCACAAATAATACAAAAAGAATAGTTTCTTGATATATAAATGCTAGAAACCTATAAAAAACATATACGCCATAACGATTCTACACATATATAAAGCATTATGTGAGAAACCAAAAAAACGGGAATCCAGCATTTCTGCCGGATTCCCAAATTCAGTTACAAATCATGTTTGTATCCAGAGGTTTTGTTTTCAGGTACTCATACATCTTAGTCCCTGAGCTGTTACCGCCAAGCTCATGATATACACGGTATACATGATCAATCTCATTCCACACATCAGTTGGAATAGTATCTGCTTCACGATACAGCAAATAATACTTATGAATCTGGCTTCCCATTAACGCCCTCATACCAGCGCGCAAAGATTCATATTCCTTTTCTTTGTGCTCAGCTTCATCCCTTGCTGACGCTTTGAGAGACCGGATTGTCGCGATAAGCCAGCCAGCAAGACCACCGATCAGTGTGTTAATGAAAACATTAAGGTAATCCATCACACAGTATCATCCCGCTTCCAGTTCGTGAGCCTGTCATAGAGTTCGTAAAAATAGTTTGTACCACGGCTGATTGCTATTGCAGTAATGATCTGTCCCACAAGAGGACAGTTCTCATTAAGACTGAGCAAATCGAAAAGATTAAGACTCATGTCGAAGACCAGTACAAAGCTGCATACGAGTGCAGCAAGAACCGGCCACTGAATCTTTTTGTCAGCGATAACTGTCTTACCCCATGAGATAATGCCTTCGATTGCAATTGTCGCTGTAATGAATGCTTTGAGATCCATTATTACGCCCTCCTAAGATACTTAACATTGATTGCTGCTGTGACAACACCGTTGACACCGATAACTGCCCTGTCGCCATAGAGTTCCATGACAGTGTATGTTTTGTACCAAAGCGTAAAACGCTGTCCGGTATAAGTAATCGGATTGGTAACTGTTACCCTGGCTCCAACACGGATCGGTGCCGTATTTGTGTTTCCCTGTCCCAGAAGTTCATTTACTCTGCCCTGTACAGTTGCATAATTGAAGCCATATCTTTCGACTTTTTTCTTTCGCGCGTTTCCATAGCATTTATACCATTCGCCAGTTCCCCGGATGATTGCACGTGCAAGCTCATCCACAGACTTATAGCCAGTTGTTGCAGGTCGCGGATAGCCCTTCCATCTCAGGGCACCAGCAAAGTCCATTCTGAGTACGACAGTTGTGAACTCTCTTGTTGCAGTCTGATTCTCACTGAAAAATCTGCCATCACCCACATACATAGCAATGTGGGAATCCGGACATGAAGATCCTTTCAGCCAGATGCACCAGTCGCCCGGCTGAACACTAGCCGGAGTTACATATTCAAAGTAAGTAGCAAAACCGAGCGTATTCCTTGATGTCCAATAAGACTGTGCCCACCCATCTGGACATGCTTTGACAGGAATTCCTGCCCAAGCGCAGAAAAGTTTGAATGCATCAACACACTGTGCGCCATACACCCCATCGTAGTCGATCGCTTTGCCTTTATAGGCATTCATGAAACTCTGATATGTTTTAGCCATTTTCATATCCTCCTTTGCCAAAACAAAAAACGGCATTTCTGCCGTTTAATAGATAACGTCAATAACATTTACGTATTTGGCCTTTATAGCCATTTGAATTCATTATGTTGATGGAATCGGTACGTCTCCGCAGTACTCAACACCATAATTGATAATTGCTCCTGAGGCTCCCCAGGGTGCTCCGGATATTGCTCCTTCTTCAAATGGAAGATTGATTACTACCCCGTTAGGGACTCCTTTGAATGCCGCAGAAGAAATACTCTTAATGTTAGGACCGATATTAATCAGCTCAAGTCCTGTACATCCCACGAAGGGCGATCCGCCAATGTCCTTAATCGATGGCAGATCAATTTGTTTTAAGCTCTGACATCCCTTGAAAGAACTGTTAAATAAATTTGCCAGCTTAGGCAAATTTACATTTACAAGGTTAACGCAGTTTTCAAAGCACGCTTCACGGCATGTCGTCACAATTGGGAATGATATATTTTCCAAGGAAGTACACCCTGAGAAAACACTTAACCAAATAACCGGAATCCGAGGTGCATTAACGGATTCCAATACGGAACAATTTTGAAATGCGCCAAGTTTAATATCAGTACAGTTTTCAATAAAAACTGATTTCAAGTCATTGCAGCCACAAAAAGCATAACCCCCGCAACTTTTCACATTTGGAAAATTAACTGACTGAAGACCCTCAACAAAACTTAACGCGTATTCACGCAAGTTAGATGTATTCTCATCATAGATATCAACAGGTAATCCTTCCGGAATCTTTTTCGAAAGAATAAGATCACAAAACGCATCATCCCCAATTATGTCAATAGTTTTTTCAACTACAGCCATTAGATTTCCCCCTTCCATTCCTCATCAATGTAATGAATCACAGCATTGGTTGCTCCCCATGGGGCACCGGAAAGCTGCCCTTCTTCCCAAGAAACATAAATATCAGTTAACGCGTCATCTCCAGTGAACGCACTGCTTCCAATAAAGTATGGCTTCCCATTGAAAATCACATTTTTTAATTTTGTACAATCTTTAAAAGTGCCATTTTCGATCCTCCTTACTGTTGCAGGGAGACTAACTGTCTCAAGTGACGAGCATCCGGAAAATACATAATCTCCAATTGTTGTCAAACTATCCCCTAGATTTACAGTAACAAGTCCAGTACAGGACTGCAGAGCGTAACTTTGTATCGTAACAACATGCGGAAGATTTAGAGACTTCAAACTCGTGCATCCTGACAGTCCTCTGCTCTTGATTGTGATTGTATTGCTCAGATTGATAACCTGTAAATTTGAGCAGTTTCCAAACCCACTGGATCCAACAGATGTGATTTCGCTTGCAACTACTTCGGATAACTTCACACAGTTATTAAAGGCATTATCTTCAATGACAGAAACCTTAGGTATACTGATTCGGGATACATTATCACAATTATTGAACGCGTAAGCAGGTACATTCATCAAGGCCGGAAGGTTGATTTCCTCGACCAAATCCATTCCATCAAACGCATGATCTCCAATTTCAGTAAGACGATTGTTCTCGTACACGCCTTCCAGGGAACCACTGAGGATATCTTTATAGAGATAACCAGTGTAGTTGAACTGAGCATGAATATCGAGATCGCTTTGTACATTTATCGCCTCGATATCCCAACCAATGAATTCGTAATTAGAAGGATTTGACGTATCTGTTTTTGTCGGAATTTCTCCAGAATAGCTGACACTGGTGTTATACGGTACTTCGGTAAATTCCTGCAGAAGTGTGGAACCGGAATAAAACCTTACAGAATATGTCCTTATAGCAGAAGTAAATACCGGGTAAAGAGTGCGATCTTCCACGACATTTTTCAAAGCATCACTATCAGTTTCATTGCTTCCGATCAGCTTCGTCCAGCCTGTGAATTTGAATGTATGAGACACTGATGAAGGTTTTTCTGGTGTTTCACCTTCATAAGTGACGTCAGATCCGTTTAAACTTTCAGCAGTATAAAGCACTTCTGTTCCATCAAAGTTTCTGAAATAGCACTTGCTGCTGAGATTCTGATATTCAACGGTGATATCAGGATATTTGGCATGAACATCCAGCAACACTGCACCTGTCATATCAGCCACTGAAACAACTCCAGACATCTGTGCTTTTTCAGCATTGCCTCCGCTCTCATCAAGACCGCGCATTGTATCCAGTACGTTGATCAGCTCCTGCAGAATACTTGCCGATTCAATCACCCATTTGAAACCAATTACCCTGACCCGTGATCCGGGTTTCAGTGAGACGATAATGCTTTTGGTATCAACGGATTCTCCAATGTTTTCCAATCGGAGCGTAGTAACATTCTCTGCAGACGGGAGTGAAAAATCCATTAAAGAAGGCTGATTCATAATTGTTAAATTAGCCAATGTTGAAGGGACATGAAGTGTTTTAAGAATACCACCATTAGGCAAGGCAAGCCCGGTAATCGATGTTCCATCAAAGTACACATGCTCAACATTTGAGCATCCTGAGATGTTTACTGCCTGCGCAAGAGCAGGACAATTTCTTACGTCAATGGATCTAAGAAGTTCATTATTGCCAAGATACAGTTCCTTCAAATTCCCATTACTGTAGTTTGCCGATCCATCACCGATTTTCAAACTTTGCAGCTTTGTCGCCTTTGAAAAATCCGCATACCCTACCATCAGACCGGACAGATCACCAACTGAAGCCAGCTGACTGGCACTGTAAATATAAATCTCTGTATCATTCACGTTATCAACCGGACATGGAAGTGTAGTCTGCGTACTTCTTGCTGACCGTGACTGTACCAGATAAGAGCCATACTTGATTGTTGCGTACACATCAGCGTATGGCTGAACAGTAATATCAGCCTTGGCATAGCCTCGAAGTGTAATGACATCAGTCAGTGCATCACCGGCATTGTATTTGGAATCAATATAGCGAAAACGATTATAAAGCCACCATTTTCTCTGCTCAGCTTTTGACCCCTGCAGCATAGAAAGATAAGAAGCGTTACCCTTTTCAACGAGCGGTGCCAGATATTTAAACCATGCGTCTTCATTGAAAATCGCCTCCGGCCATTTTCCCTGATGTTCTTCAAACATCTGCTCCACCTTTTCGTAGGAAAGCGCTCCGGTAGAACGCAGATTCTGATACATAGCCTTCATCTCATCAAAAAAGGCAGCTCTCATGTTCTTCCAAAGAACTGACTGCTGCGCATTGAATACATCTGCTCCGCCTTCTGTCTGATCAATATCTTCCAAATTATAGCTGAAGACCAAAGCACCTTCGTTGTTTATACCAATTGCCGTATCAAAGTCATACGGCAAAAACACAATTTTTTTATTCACAAGTACCTCCCATGAACGACGGGAACATATTCTTACCGCGGGAATCCACCATAAGGAAAAGCTCAGTGAAGATGTAATAGAACATGGCACTGTCAAGTTCCATATAATTACCCGCTTCAGCTTTAAATTTCGCGAGACGATATTCTGGGCTGTCTGTGGTATACACCGTATCCCCAAAAGTAATAGGCTCAGGAAGTTCCTCCCCGGAAGCTTTTTCAGTATCAGTCTGTACCAGCCACTCCGCAAATTCCCTCAGCTGAGAAGGATCCGAAAACGGCGGATCCGTATCCGGAAAGCGGGCTTCAAAATCATTCAGCCAGTCATCCCCGGAATAATCTGCGCTTTTGTAAACAACACGATCCGAAGTATTATTTCTGACCTCCCATGATTCATCACCAGCTTGGAAACCGAATGTTTCTTCAGTGGATTTATCGTTATTCCAGTTATACTTTCCCATAAAGACCGTTTCATCCTTCGTCAGATCATGCCAAAAGATCACGATCGGGAATCCATCGATCCCCTGTCTAACTCTGTCATCCAGCAGCTGACCGGGCGTCTTATATGGGCACGCATCGTTATATAAACGGGCAAGTTCGACATTATTTGCTCCTTCTGAAGAGGCAACATCCGCCTTAAAGCAGAAGGTTGAAACCGGAACTGAGTTCTCACGGATCCGGAACACATCTCTGCTGGATCCATTTGACATCACAAAACCATTTTTGAATTTTGCCTTGTAATTCTTCCTCTCATAATATTGTGATGATGTACCTTGGACATCAAACTGTGCATCCGTAAAAGTAAAACTCCTCGCCTCATTAACTGGATCAATATACGATCCAGATACATTTTTCTTATCGCCCTTGTATTGAGGTAATTCTGCACACTCAAGAATCAGATACGGCAGATCACTTGGCAACTGACTCATCACGACATTTCCATACGCGTCATAGATCTGATTCCTGTTATAACGCGGAAGCATAACTTCAATCGCCTGTGTATCCGCAATCCAGTTATCAAGAACCTGACTTCTGGTAAGATCATTGTCATACACTCTGATACAGTAGAGATCAATCGTACATTCATTGCTCCCGATACTTATATCTACAGGTACTGACTGTGCAAAGTCATCATCGGCAGGATACTGAATAACTCCGGACATAATTCCATTGATGTAGCAGTATGCAAGTCGGTTCTCAGAGCGCTTTTCAATAACAAATGACACTCGTACATGTTCATTCTCTTTAAACTGCATAGACAGTTTTGACTGTTCAGAATTCAGTTCCACATTCTGTGCTGTGAGCTGTAAACCTCTTCCGCCAGAAAAACATGAAAGGATAACCGTTTCATAGTTCATAACATTGCGGGTTGCAAATTCCAGCTCAATTGTTTTCCCTGTTGTCCGGAAATCAGTACCAAACAGTTTATATGGAATTGTTACCCTCGCATCACCGGAAACACGCAAAACAGCAATACCTGATTCGTCCTTTTTCCAGCCGTCTGATGCAAAATTAAAGCCCGAAAGAGCTGCAGAGATTTCCCCAAAACTCCATTCAGAACGATCCGGATCCGTGTTGTTTCTGCCAATACTGCTCAAATATAAAGCCAGGTTATCAGATTCTGCTTCAATGTGAATATCCGATTCTATGACATTGAACGTAACAGAACGTACAATATCTCCGCACCAGATTTCAACAGTATATTCACCAACCTCATCCATGCGCATACTGAAGTCCTGCTTTGTTCGGTCAACACTTGGCCATGCAACAGCCTTCCCGTTGACTTTAATAGTCACAACAGAAACCATTAAATACGGGTTATAAACTGAATACCCAACATGAACAGTGGTATACTGACGCACTGTCTTTTCATGAAATGAGCATGTCAAAACAGGCGTAGTGTTCAATGCCTCAAGACAGATAATCTCATAATAGAGTTCGTTGGATCTTACCGTCTGCCCGTTAATATCCGCCTCAAAATAACACTGAAATACATGATTGCCGTGAGGTTGCTGAGAAATTGTAAAAGACTGCTGCCTTCCTGAGACCGCTGTCGATGTGCTACCGATTTCAACACCATCAAGAACAAAATGAATCGTCTTCTGAACATTGCCAGTTGGAATATATGGAAAGCTAATCGGGCCAGTATATGCAATGGAATCATCAAAAGACGATGTAAGAGTAAGCAAAACAACTGTGATCGAAAAATTCAGCGTTCGGTTATTTCCATAGATATCAGCGACATTGATCTTAACGATAGAAGAGCCAACAGACAGATATGGTGCTACATCCACTGTCACATCGCCCTGGCTGATATCCAAAACAGACTTTACAGATCCCGCAACAGTGATCTTCATCGTTCCGTTTCCTGTTGAAAGCCCATCTTCAATTGAGTTCCAGTTTATGGTGATTGGAAGGGACTCTCCAAGAGCTATAGTCCTAGAAAGCCAGCCAGTTTTATTTACCAGTGACAATGATACATTATTTCCGGATGATCCTCCACTTCCTCCGGAGCCGGAAAATGGACCCAAGGGTCCAACTTTTATATCTCCCCCGGAAGTCAGATACAGATAACCGTTTTCGACATATGCATCATCGATCTTATTCTCCAGAAGAAGCCGCATAACATTTGTGTTTTGATTTACAGTGTCCAATGAATTAGCTACTTCAGCTGATTCATTTTCCGCATTAGTTGCTTTTTCGAGTGCCTGAGCAGAGATCGTCTCCGCACTCAATGAAAGAGCGGCAATCTGCTCAGCTTTGACATTTACCTGGACTAAAGCCTTATTCGCCTCATTTGAAGCGTTTAATGCATTATGTGCTGATGACTCGGCCCATTTAGTTAATCTTTCAATCCGCTCACCGTGTTCTTCGATAAGCTGCGTAAGCTTTTCTTCAGATTGAACAGCCTGCTGTTCAATTTCCTGCTTACCCGTATCAACAATATCAGCCGCTTCAAGAATTTCCTCAGTCCTGTCGATCACATTCAACAGCTGGCGAATCTCTGATCCGGATTTCAAGGTATCCTTATCCAATGCGGCACGTTCCACCAACAGAATAAAGTTAGCAGTACACAGCTGAGTAAAATCATTGGACGCCGGTGCTTCTGTACTTGCAGGTGTACCGGTGTACAGCACAAGTTCGCAGACAGCCTTTCCTGCCGCTGCAGTCATCTGTTCAGTTACATCTGCTGTTACCGTTTTTTCTGAAATAACTGCCTCATAAGAGAAGCCGTTGCCATCCGATTTAGTACCCCGGATTTCAGCCTTCACACCATTTGGAAGAATCAGGTCACCGGAACCGGAAATCAGATCAAATATGAGTGTTCTGCTTCCGCTGTCATATTGGCTTACGTGTATCATCGGAGCAATTCCACCCGGTGAAACATCCAGTTCAATTCGTGTTGTAATCATATACTGACTTCTCCTTTTCTCATTATGGGCAGATCTTTATAAGCAAAGTCCGCTACGTTGTATCATTCACAACTCCAGTAATAATTCCCGCCTGGACAGTTACTGTTTTTCCCGGTGCTGTTCCATTTTTCGGTATATAAAAACTTCCGGTATAACCATTGCCGGAAGTAACTGTATCTGCATTTAATGCCTGTGCGGTTATTGTTTCTGCTTCAATTGCTGTGATCTCAATACTATTTCCACTGAATAAACCTGTTGCAATATTCCATGTAATATTGCCTGCTTTGTCCGCAAGAGTACCTTTTTTGATCAATGCGGCATCAAAAATTCCTTTTATCACTTCTGCAGAAAGCTCACCGGACATGGATAGTACCGGCGAAAACTCCCCAGTATATCCTGTAACAGAATACGAAATACCGCTCTTGTTCAGACGCAACACCTTTGAAGCTGTATTAATTGACAATGTATCCAGAATAAGAATCTCGACCGGCTGACCGCTTGCATTCGTATTAATCATGATATTTCCACCCTGTCCGCCGGATAGAAGGTTAGTCGCCAGATTGATTGCCTGGCTGACAGAGATGCTCGTTGGAACTTCCTTTTTCACTTCCGAAGTAATCGCACGGATGGAATCATCCAAAGATGTTCTTGTTTCTCCGATGGTCATCTTCTCATACCGTTCCAGAATCACATCATACGTTACGGATACAATCTTTGCCTTATTTTCAATGCCAAGCCCTTTATGATAGACCGTCACGCTATCGCAAAGCTTCAGCTTTTGAAGCGGAGCGACATCTTTGTATTCCTCAGTCTGCCAAAGTGCCACAAATGAAACATCAATACTGGTTGAAAAACCGTTATAAGCATTTTTGGCAATGTAAGCCCGGGCAGCAGATCGCAGTGCTTCCTCTCTGGGAGGCTCATCAAACTTTTCGGAAAGATCCAGAGGAATCACCTTTCTGAAAGGCAAATCAATGCCTTCATTTGCGTAAACTACCTTCTCCGGAAGAAGCAGGCGTATTGGATTTCCTGCTTCATCAGCTCCAGTCCAATACGGGACAACACCATTCCAGACATTACTGGAATCTGTTGTCTTCTTTACGCTGATCATATTCTTGCCATACCTGATCATGACGTTTGCATCTGTTCCGCGCTGTGTGTGATATTTCACTGTATACTTATCCCACTCGTATTCCCCAGGTCCATAAACGTCCAGTATTGATCCGGAAGTGCCACCAAGAAGAGAACGAAAAGAAGTAGGTAAAGAAACAGAAAAATCTGCCCGTATCTGCCGATCAGTCCAAATTGTAAAAGGACAATCCCCCTTTGCGTGATCGATGAGGCCGCTTAACGCGTCTGCACATGTTTCAGCTGTAAACGGTGTCACCACAACCTTGGATAACTGATAACTGATATGTCTTGCATATACAGTCACCTTACCATTCATAGGTCTCGTAATTTTGTAAATACGAAAAGGCTGAATATCACCCGTATCATCATGACGTGCGGCAATAATTCTTTCTTCACATATGTCGTTATAGTGCAGACCAGTGACTGGATAAACCATTTCCAGTTCATACTGGCCATTGCGCTCCTCTGTGACGAGACACTTTGTAACATCCGGAAGTCTGCCCAATCCGTTACTGACAAACTTGGTTTCATCAGATGCATAAAGAATCGGTTTCATAATGTCCACCATCTCGGTATCAAATCAATACAGGTAATGCCGGAGCCAAAGATGATACTTGTTTCTCCCGGCTTCAGCACAGGAAAATCTCCACTGGAGAGAATCAGAAATCCATTTCTGTTTTCGCTGCCCTTATACGCGTCCTCGAGCTCACAATCCAGATCTGTGTATTCATCACATTCAGTCACAGTAACGATCTCTCCGCCGATCGTAATCTGGCCTTCTCCATAGATACGAAGCAGAGGCTTGGCATCAAAGCTGGTGGGATTAAACACCGTGCCGGATCCTGTCAGAACCTGTTTCCGTTCACCGGATTTCAGATACATCTGAGGTTTACACGAAAATGTCACATCGAAAGTTCCATTATGATTGCGCGTTCCCATCTTCGGACTGACTTCTGTTTCCATCACTGCCTGACGAAAATACTCAGGATGATACGAATCTTCGAGGCGGTGATAACCCGGATCCTTCAAAAGAAAGCTCATAAAAGCCCCATAATTCGTCGGGAATTCTCGCTTGATCCCAATATGATAAGTGATATCAACGTTACTGTATCTCTTATTAAAAAGGAGCAGATCTCCGTTCCTTCCAGGAATACTGGTCCGCTCCAAATCAGGTATTGTTTTTTTCCAGGTATCTTCTCCAGAGAGAATCAACCCAAAATCACGGCTGCTCCGGCCGTTATATATAAACTGGTGCATGATTCCCTCCTTACACAAAAGCAGAGTTTCGTCTTGCAACGCTCAGACTGATACGCTCCTCGATCTCATCCGCAAGTTCAGAAATATCCTGTCCAGGCTGACTGTATACATTTACGGTTACACCGCCATAGTAGACATTCATTGCCCTCTCAGCACTTCCGACAGCCTGACGGATCATATCCATAAGGCTATGTGTCCCGACAACAGTTTCAGATCCTGCCTCTCCTGCGCCAAGCAGCTGCCCATTCATTGCGCCGAATATTGTAGGAGAATCCAGAATCATTCCACCATTCATCGCTTTTTTATACCAGTCAACGGAAATGTCAGGCACTGAAACAACACCGCCAATATCTTTCCATCCCCACGAGAAATGCGGAATTTTAGGCTTTGGAATATCCCAGCTGAAATTGAACATACTTTTGATTTTATCAATCGCATTTCCAATTTTTTCTTTAGCACTTTCGATAGGAGCAACCATGGCCTCCTTGATGCTTTTCCACAGTGTTGACGCCTTCTCTTTGATTTCCTCAAATTTTGAGGATAGTTTTTGCTTTATTGAATCAACTTTACTGGTGATACTTGTCTTGATTTCATCCCATTTAGCTGTAACTTTTGTCTTTATACTGTCAACTTTATCTATGACATCCTGCTTGATCTGTTCCCATTTTTCAGTAACAGTTCTTTTGATATCCCCCACGACTGTTGTTACTGTCGTTTTGATTGCTTCCCATTTTTCACTGAATGTTCCGGCAATCGATGATAGCACTCCTGTGATATAACTTTTGATGCTTTCCCAGATATCAGAGAAGAAACTCTTTATTCCTTCCCACAGGTCAGTAAAGAATTGTTTAATACCATTCCAGAATGATTCCCAGTCTGTACCAAACCACCCAAGGATAACATCCGCAATGCCCTTTATTGTATTCAGCGCAGTATCAAAGATTCCGGTAATATTGTCCCATACACCTGAAAAGACTTCTTTAATCCCCTGCCACGTAAGATCCCAATTTCCGGTGAAGATTCCCGAAAAAATATCAAACAGCCCTGTCAGGATATCCAATGTTGCGGAAAATGTGTTCTCAATCAATTCAAACGTTCCGATAAATACTGGTGCCAGCAGATTGCAAAAGCCATCCCAGACAGCTCCGAGAGCTGAAGTGATATCTGAGAAACTGATTCCAAGATTATTCAGTCTCTCTTCGATTCCTTCCACAAAACCCCGGAATTTGCTTTTAATACTTTCCCAGATCTGTGTAACTTTCTCCCTGAAGTCTTCATTTGATTTCCACAAGTGCACAAATGCCGCAACCAGGACTGCTATCGCTGCCACAACCAGTCCAATAGGAGATGTCAAAAAACCGATTGCTTTACCCAGTACTCCGGATAAGCCACCTGCAGCTTTCATCTTTCCGGCCAGCTTCATGACACCTTTACCCATCATCGAAAAGCCCTTCATCGCGGAACCTACAGTACTGACTGTCTTACCAATAATCAGCAGGAGAGGACCGATTGCAGCAGTAAGCGCAAGAACCTTAACAACAGTTTTCTTTTGGGAATCGCTCATGGAATTGAGCTTATCTACAAATTTCTGCACTGATTCTGTCACTTCACGGACAATTGGCATCAGGATATCACCAAAGCTGATCGCGAGCTCTTCAAGCTGTGACTTCAGAATGGTTAACTGCCCGGAAAGATTGTCCTGCATGGTATCAGCCATATCTTCTGCTGTACCATCGCAATTATCAATGGCTCCGGTCAGCTTATCGAAGTCCTCATCAGAAGCATTGATAACAGCAAGCCATCCAGCCATTGAGTTCTTCCCGAAAATAGCGGATGCCGCGGCCGCCTGCTCAGATTCGGACAGGTTCCTCATATTCTTCCGAAGTGAAGCCATAGTCTTTCTGAGATTAATGGATCCATCGTCATTTTCAACAAGTGCAATATTATATTCGTCCATATAATCCTGCATTTGCTTAGTTGGTTTAGCGAGGTTTGTCAGTCCTGTTCTGAGAGCAGTTCCCGCCTGAGATGCCTTAATTCCAGCATTTGCCATCAACCCCAAAGCTACAGAAGTATCCTCTGCGTTAATTCCAAGGGAACCAGCAACCGGAGCGGCATATTTAAAAGACTCACCCAGCATGGAAACATTCGTGTTCGCATTTGAACTCGCCGCTGCAAGAACATCCGCAAAGTGTCCGGAATCTTTTGCTGAAAGTCCAAATGCGGTCAGAGCATCCGTTACAATATCTGACGTCGTGCCCAGTTCCTCTCCTGATGCCGCCGCAAGATTCATGATGCCTTCGACACCATCCAGCATATCTTCGGTCTTCCATCCGGCCATTGCCATATATTCGAAAGCTTCACCGGCTTCCGATGCGGAATACTTGGTTTTAGCTCCCATTTCCCGCGCTTTATTTCTCAGCTCATCAAACTCATCCCCAGCCGCTCCGGAAATTGCCTGGACTTTGCTCATTTGCGCGTCGAAATCCGCCGTAGTCTTTACAGCGGCAGCTCCTATTCCGACAATCGGAGCTGTTACGTTCGTTGTCAGTGATTTCCCCACGCCGGCGACTTTATCACCGGTTTTCTGCAGTTTATCTCCAACAGAGTCAATCTTTTCCAAAGCACTGTATGTAGTTGATACCTGGGATTCCAGATTATTAAGTGCCTGTTCTGTTTCTTCAATCTCGCGCTGAAGAGCATCATATTTATCCTGCCCAAGCTTTCCATCTTCCAGCTGTTTCTTAGCCTGTTCCTGAGCAGTTTTCAATGACTCAAGCTTTTCATTGGTTGCACCGATCGCTTCCTTCAGCAGTCTCTGTTTCTGCGAAAGCAGTTCTGTATTTGAAGGATCAAGTTTAAGGAGACGCTGCACATCTTTCAGCTGGGTCTGAGACTGACTGATTGTAGAGTTCACGCTCTTCAGAGCTTTATCCAGTCCGGTGGTATTTCCATCGATCTCAACTGTCAATCCTTTGATCCGGTTTGCCATAAATGCATCGCCTCCTTTCTTTTCGTACCGTTTAGAATCGGTCAAAATCCGACTGATCAGCCTGGCGGACAACCGGACCGTAATCCTCGCTGTCATTGCCTTTTTCAGTCCAGATATCCAGCACCATGCCAATAGTAAGAAAATCGAGATCCCGTATTGAGATCCCGATCTCTAAACATCTGAGCATAAACAGCGCTGTAGTTATTTCGCGGTTACTCTTTTTAGGTTTTTTTTAGCTTCCACATCCGTAATCAGATTAGTGCCCCATAATTCAAGAATCTCCGGAAGAATTTCATAGATTGAAAACATCTCGAACTGTTCCAACCATTCATCAATTGTCGGCGGGATACTTGAATCCGCATGAAACGCCATGATGTAAGCTACATTTTCAAAGATTTCCAAATCTTCAATTTCCATAGATGATGCTTTATCGTCACCCTTTTCCTTGTATGCTTTTTCAAGTTTGGAAAGATCCTTAAAAATATCCCTTCCGAATTTCACCCTGTAAAGACGCGGCACAGATGCAGAAGACCTGAACAACACATCTTTACCGCATATCGTTACTGTTTTCTGAATCATAAGTATCCTCCATTACTCACCAGCTGCTGCAGTAGCCGGCACATAGACACTCTTAAACCAGTTGTTATAAACTGCCTCAGCTGTTTCATCACCTGTGCGGGATTTAACAAGACCGTCTTCTCTGGGATCCGCAGTCATGGACAGCGTCTCTGTTCCTGGTTCAATGCTTGATTCCTTAGTCTGTGATTCAATTGAGGGACGCGATGCGGTGCAGTTATACAGAACATGCCGGATCGCGTTTACATCACCGTCAAATTCAAACAGGAGTGCGAAATACACAGATTCTGTGTTATCAGATCTTTCGATCAGAACACCGTTTGCATCCTTTACCTCCTGCAGAATATCGGTACGGAACCATTCCGGAATCAGCGCAATTTCAAGATCCCCGGAATATCCGTTGTTGGAGGTACTTCTGAAATAGACAATTCCATCAGCGTAAAACGGTGTCGAATCGCCTTCAGCATCCAGCGAGATTGACACAGCACCCGGAATAGAAATGGGAGCAGCATACGAGAAAGTGCCATCATCACCTTTTGTCAGCACTGCCGCATATACATTTTTGAGATTGTATTTAACCTTATTCTTTTTATTCGCCATAGGTTACCTTCCTTTCAAATGAGTACAGGACTTCATAGAGCCTTTCACTCTCGATCCATACTTCCGTCTTTTCATAAAAAAAGCCGTGTTCATCGAGTGTCCTTTCAATGAGCAGTTCCGTTTCCGGATTCTTCTCATCGGTGTACAGTTCGATGTGCACGACATCAACTTTGAGATAAACCTTCCCGTCAGCAGAGAAATTATTGCTCTCAGGAAGCAGGAAGGTAATAAACGGAGGAGCCGGAGACTCCCCTTCCGCAAAATGATCATACGCGAATGGAATTCCGGTTTCCGTAAGCAGATCCATGAGATCCTGCAGCTGATTGTTCTCATCCATTTTTCAATCCCTTTTCGATATCCGCTATCAGTTCGGTCTCAGCGGCTTTCTGCGCAGGAGCAATATGAGGAATTTTCTGAGTTCTTCCCCCATTTCGTTTGGCATGACCATGCTCCAGAAGATGAGCAAGCATATACCTGGTTGGTGAATAGACAGTCACCTGCAGTTCTGTTGATGTTTCTTTGGTTCGTTTAGTCCGCCAGCTCTTCGCATATCTTCCGGATTTCCTTGGAGCGTTTTCTCCAATATCCTTCCTCACAGATTTTCCAGCTTTTGTTACCGCGGACTTGACCACTTCAGCAGAAAGCTTGTTATATTCTTCAAGCCGCTCATTCACAGCCTCTGCCAACTGATTGACCGTCACTTTCTTTCCCATTGAGTTACCTTTCACACAGCTCAGTATGCAATTTGATGCTGTTATGCTTAAATGCCATGGGATCAACAGAAACAATATTATAGATCCGGTCATTCAGAATTACGCGGAACCGCTTAGGATTAACCAAAGCTGTCTCTGTTGAGTACCGTACAGTAAAATCCAGCTTTTCTGTTTCTGCTATGTGTGATGCGGTTTCCCCCTCAGACACAGAAGCTTTACGGCTTACCGCAGTTGCCCAGCACCTGAAATAGTCAGTCCAATAAGATTTATGATTGCCATATTGGTCCGTCTGGGTTTCGTTTTTCTGAATTGTGATACGGACCCGTAAATCGCCAATATTCATTACAGTTTCCCTTCTCTGATCGAAAACAGAATAGACCGCAAGGTAAGCGTCAGTTCATGATGGTCAGCCTTTTCACGATGCTCAAACAGATAGCCAAGCGCGTACAGCACAGCTGCCCGCATAACCTCACGGACAGGAATAAGGGAGGCGTCATTCTGATCAGAATTGACTGCCTCCCACTGCTCATCCGTTAAACGGGCAACATCCGTACAAAGTCTTGATGCGGAACTTAAAAGGATACCGATCATCGCATCCTCATCCGAGGTATCAACCCTAAGGTATTCCTTAGCTTCTTCAAGCGAAATCAATGCCATGATAGTACCCTCAGTTATCAGGAGCCGGAACTTGCTGTACCAGTGCCGAGAGCCATAACCTGCATAGCTTCCGGCAGGATCAGCTTACCATCCACACGCTGCGTACCGATGAAACCTACCTGGTCTGTAACTGCATACAATTCATTCAGGCGCTTGAGAGTACGGTTCTGGCGATCAGCAATCCAGTAATAAGAGAAATCACCGAACAGAAGCACCTTCTTACCCTTATCATCTGTAGCTTTACCGGTGATAGCAGGCATATATCCGCTTGTATAAACGGGGCGGCCGAGAATGGTATCTGGTTTACCGATTTCAAGACCCGGTTTCCAGATATAGTTATCATTCTTATCTTTCAGAAGCATCAGCTGAAGGAGCAGTGTCTCATTGCACAGGAAAGACGCATTTCTGCGATACGGAGACTTCAGACTGTAGTACAGCTTATAGATATTATCGAAGTGAACTATCTGAGCATTGGCAGTAGTATTTCCTGCTGTCGGAGTCAGACTGGTCAGAATTCCTGTCGGCTGACTGGGAGCAGTCTGTGGATTTGAGGAAGGTCCTGTGCCATTAATGAATGCGTCTTCTTCAGCATTGCCGAAGCGCACTCCGAAACGATGCGCAATATGTCCGGCAATATCAAAAGCAGAATCATTCAGCAGTTCATTGCTTACTTTGATCATGCAGCCAAGCTTATATGCGGAGAGCGTTTCCTGAGAAAAGCTCATATCAGATTCCTGAATAGCTGCACCTTCTTCAATCCAAGAAGCAGATCCGGAATCAGCAGCGATCGGAATTGTTCGTGTACCGGAATTTGTGCGGATCGTCTTGGCCAGTGTACGGAAGATATTGTTTTCTTCCAGAGCCTGGAGAAGTTTTCTCTCAAACTCATCCGGTACAGTAAATCCACCATTCTGATCAACACCTACAGACAGTGCATCACGGACTTCCATCGTGTTATTGCCGCGCATCATATTCCAGAAAGCATCATTATACTCAGCTGTAGCAGTAGGTCTGATTCCTCCCTTTCTGAGGCCTGCTTTCGGGTCAGAATGAACCGGAGTTGATGTAGCTGCGGAAAGCTTCGCGTCCATTTCCATCTGATCCTCAAGGCGCGAAATCTCATCACCGAGAGCCTTCACATCTGCAGCCATTTTGTTGTACTGCTCTACCGCGGAAGCATCGACAAGACCATTTTCGTTTCTGTGTTCCTCAAGAAAAGCTTTTGTTTTTTCCCAAAGAGTATTTCGCTTATTGCGCAGTTCGATAATCTTACTCATTTTGACATACCTCCATAATCGTCATCGAGTGCATAAAAAAAGCCGGGGATCCTCATCTGAGGAACTCCAGCTGATTCACAAGTATCTGATAAGGCACAGCCCCATCTTCAGTTTTGCCATCCATACCGATTTTCAGATCAGACGGCTGTTTTTCTTTTGGTGTCGGCAGGTCCTGAAGCCTGTTCAGAATTACCCTGTCCATCATACGGCTTGAGTAAATACTGGCCTCAACAGCTCCGGATTCCTTTTCCGGATTTTCATCCGCAGATGGTGAAGCATCTTTTTCTTTTCCCTCGTACATCACTTCATCAGCGAAGCCAAGCTCAACCGCCTTCTTTGCGTTCATCCATGTTTCATTGCTCATCAATTCCGCAATCCTGCTATGTCTGAGCCCTGTCTTGGTGGAGTATGCGTTGATAATGCTTTCCTTCACCTCATTCAGTGTTTCGATTGCCTTTTCCATATCCTTGGCATTACCCATAGCAATAGTAGAAGGGTCATGGATCATCAGAAGTGCTGTAGGTGACATCTCAACACGATCACCTGCCATCGCGATCACTGACGCGGCAGATGCTGCAATTGACGCAATGCGTACCGTTACCGTCCCACTGTATTCTTTCAGCATTGTGTAAATCTCTGCGGCCGCGAACACATTGCCACCGGGTGAGTTAATCCAGACGGTCACATTACCATTCTCCGCCTCAAGTTCTGATCGGAAGTCTTCAGGTGTGATTTCATCACCCCAATATGAATGATCATCGATTGGCCCTTCAAGACGGAGAACGCGATCTCCTTTATCGTCATGGATCCAGTTCCAAAACTTGTTCATTTTTTTCTCCTGTTCTGTGACTGGCCATTACCAGTCTTTTCTTCAGATCCGGACATATTTTTGCCGGCATCCTCAAGCTTCACATATCCGCCGTTTAGGTAATAATCATCCCCGCCCTTTTCCGCCGGAATCAGATCCATGTTTTCAAGACGGTGAATATCATTTGGCGAAAGGAAACCGTTGCTGATGCCTGTTGCGTAGCCTTGCATTCTGGATTGATAATCTCCCCGAAGCAGACCATCAACATTGAATTTCGGGAAATACATATCCTGTTCATCAGGAAGAAGCAGATCCTTGATAATTGCCTGCTCAAACCGGACAAGCCATGGCGTAAGAGTATGGACAACAAAATCAATCGACTGATGTTCAATGTTTGAGAATGTAGCATTCTGCATATCCTGCACCAGATGCGGAGGAACACGGAAAATCCTGCAGATCTCCGTAACTCCAAACTGACGTGTACTGAGAAACTGACTGTCTTCCGGTGGAAGGCTGATTGCTTTATACTGCATTCCTTCTTCCAGCACCGCAACCTTGTGTGCGTTATTCGGACCGCCGTACACATCAGACCAGTTTTCTCGGATCTTTTCCGGATTCTTAAGTACTCCGGGATGTTCCAGAACACCGGAAGGCTGTGCGCCATTTCTGAAAAACGAACTTCCGTACTTCTCGACAGCTAATGTTGTACCGAGGCTGTTTTTCATCATTGCGATCGGTGAGAATCCAACAAGTCCATTGAAGCCAAGACCTGGGACATGAAATATCTCATCTCTCCTGAAATAGATATCCCGGTTAATCTCGCCTGGTTTTTCATCGGTATACGCATGGTAGACATAATAGATGTCACCTTTTTCATCGCGGTCAGTTTCAACGTATTCCGGCAAAAGCGGATATAGACTTAAGATTTCATTTCTTCCATCACGGATAATCTGCGCGTAACAGTTTCCGTACAATAGCAGGTGCGTCATCATTACTTCGCGAAATGAAAAACTGGTCATCTCTGGATTTGGCTGCCTGTACAGCAGTTTATACAGTGGATGATCAGTTGCTCTCTCTTTGGCGTTTACACCTTCTTTTACTCTGTACAAATGAAGCGGCAATCCTGCCACTGTTTCAGCCAGCAGACGTACGCAAGCGTAAACAGTAGCGATCTGCATTGCACTTTTTTCATCAACACGTTCTCCGGAATCTGCTTTTCCAAAAACAAAAATCTGCCCGGAATCACGGACATTATTGTTGATCTCAGGCAACTCCGGAGCGTCCCTTGGACTCATCCCAAACCATCTCATTAATCCCATCTGTTCGATTCCTCCATAAATAAAAAGCCTTCCGGAGAAAACCGGCAGGCTGGATAAAACAAAACAATTGAACAAAACTCTCAGAAAACCATCAGTCCTCTGGTATCATAAACACTTTCTGCAGTGTTATTCCCACATCTGATCGCCCGGTCAAGTCCCATAATCGCTGCAATCGCTCCATCTATTTTTTCTGTGCTTTTCGCTTTATCTGCTTTGATATTGCCTGCAGGATCTGTACGGATATAAATATTGTCCATCATCCATCTCAGAATCGGATGACCGCCATGCGCAACTTTCTTTTCCAGTACGAGCTTCATAAGCTCTTTTGTAGGCGGAGACATATCTTTAAATCCTTGTCCGAAGGGTATGACTGTAAAACCCATACCCTCAAGATTCTGAACCATCTGGATCGCTCCCCAACGGTCAAAAGCAATCTCCCGGATATTGAATTTTTCTCCCAGGCTTTCTATGAACTTTTCAATATATCCATAATGAACCACGTTCCCTTCAGTTGTCTGAAGGTATCCCTGTCTCTCCCAGACTTCATACGGAACATGATCCCGCTGAACCCTTAGCTCAATGTTATCTTCAGGGATCCAGAAATACGGCAGAATGACATATCGCTCTTCTTCATTTCTCGGAGGAAATACCAGGACAAAAGCTGTGATATCCGTAGTGGATGAAAGATCCAGTCCTCCATAGCACACCCTTCCTTCCAGCTCGCCCTCATCAATCTGAAAAGCACAGGCATCCCATTTTTCCATAGGCATCCATCTTATTGCCTGCTTCACCCACTGATTCAGTCTGAGCTGCCTGAACGCGTTTTCTTCTCCGGGGTTCTGTTTGGCAGATTCACATGCGGCCTTTACCTTATCTATTCCAACGGTAATACCTAAAGATGGATTAGCTTTCTTCCAGACCTTGGGATCTGTCCAGTCATCTGTTTCATCAGCACCGTAAATAACCGGATAAAAAGTAGGATCAATTTTCCTTCCTGCAAGAATATCCTTTGCCTTCTGATGTGTTTCATAGCAGATGCTGTTTGTATCTGTACCGGCAGTCGTAATCAGAAAATAAAGTGGCTGCATTCTCGCATCACCGGATCCCTTTGTCATTACATCAAACAGCTTCCTGTTTGGCTGAGTATGCAGCTCATCGAATACAACTCCGTGGATATTAAATCCGTGCTTGGAATAAGCTTCAGCTGAAAGCACCTGATAAAAACTATTTGTTGGAAGGTAGATGATTCTCTTTGTTGCAGTCAGGATTTTGCATCGTTTACTCAGCGCCGGACACATCCGGATCATATCTGCCGCCACTTCAAAAACGATAGAAGCTTGCTGACGATCTGCTGCACATCCATAAACTTCAGCGCGTTCCTCACCATCCCCACAGGTCAGTAAAAGTGCGACTGCTGCTGCCAGCTCAGACTTGCCCTGTTTCTTCGGAATTTCAATATATGCAGTATTGAACTGTCTGTAGCCATTAGGCTTCAGTATTCCGAACAGATCACGGATAATTTGCTCCTGCCAAGGGATAAGTTCAAAATTTTTCCCTGCCCAGGTTCCTTTTGTGTGACAAAGACACTCAATAAAGGAAACTGCGTAATCTGCTGACTGCTTATCGTAAACCGACTTTTTATCCATGAATTTTGTCGGTTTGTACCCCTTCAGTTGTCGAGTAGAGGAGCCCCTCACGAGGCTCCACCCTCACGGAACCGGACGTGCAGCTTTTCCGCATCCGGCTCTTCACGTAACCTTTAACTGGCTATCTTGCCAATGTATATGCTGAACCTAGCCT